AAAGGTAAACTAAGATTAGATTTTTTAAAAAATACCGGATCAAGACGTAAAATAGTTTTATCTGATAAATTATTAAAATTATTAGAAGTATCAAGTGTATATAAAAAAGATAGGATCTTTCCTTACACATTAAAAAAAGCAAAAGGAATTATAAGAAGAGCTGCTAAGAGAGCTAATGTAAATTGGATTGGCGGCTTAAAACCATTTAGAAAATTCAACTACACTTTATTAAAAAACAAAGGCATCTATTCTGCAAAAGGATTAGCAAATAGAATTGGCCATAATAATACTATGACCGGAGCTTTGTATTATGAAGTTGAGTTGGATGAACAAAGAAAAAATCAAAAGCTATTAAATCAATTAATGGAGTAAATTATGGATAGCGCTACTAAGAAACAAATTGATATTTTTGATGAAAGAGGAAGGCTTGCAAAAATGTTAGTGTTGCTTCGTGAGTTAAATTACAAAACTCAAACAAAAGTAGGAAATGTTATTTCTGTTACGTTTCAACAGACGCAGAAATACGAAAATGGTATAAATGGTATCTCAAGCGAAAAACTATTTATGTTATGCCGTGCAATGGGATATGACTTTGATCTCGTTTGTAATGGCAATCCATATCAAGAAATAAATAAAATTAGTAATCCAGCATTGATGCAAAAATTATTAATTAAATTTAGAAGTATTGATGCGGTTATGGCTAAACATAGAAAGCTGAATGAACAATACCAAAAAGTATTGCCAAAGATTGAGTTGGAAATGAATTACCAAAAAACATTTTTAACTGAAAATGAGGTTCAGCAAATTAGACAAGCAGAGCAAATTCACTCTGAGTTGCAAAACGATGAAGCTCAAAAGTTTCACGTTAGATCTCTTGCTAACATGTAAAAAAAAAGCGGGGCAGAAATGCCCCGTTTCAAAAACCGACGGAATTTCCGACGGGTAAAAAATAATCATTGTATATCAAGGAGAATTGGTCGGGGCGGCAGGATTTGAAAGTGTAAACCAAACGACCCAGACTTATTGATATATAATACTTCTAATCAAAATTGTAAAAAAATTGTTGCCAAAAATGCCGATAAATAAAGCCTTATATTATGCGATGTTTCTTAATTGAAACATTCATTTTCCGACCAAATTGTTTATATCTTTTTCAATTTTTTGTGTAATTTTTTGTTTTAGCTCATCATCTTTTTTCATACATTGATAGTGAGCTTTCTCTTTTGTAGCAAAGACAACAAAGCTTTCAGTATTTATCATATCATTTTTACAATAAATACACTTGCCAATATCCATGACAATCTGTTTAGGTTTCTTCCAAAGCTTTTTCTTCACTAATCTAAAATTAATTTTTTAATAGAAATCGATCCATCTACGTTTTTTTCTAACTCAGCCATTGAAGTAATACATTGATAAGTTGTGTTGTTAGTAGCTTGTCTCATAGCTACGCGCTTCCTAGATAAGCATTCAGAAATCGAGCTTTGTATTCGTGCCTCTTTTATTTCTGAATTAATCATTAATAATAATGCAACTACACTCTCAACCATCAATGACCCCCATTAGCTCTTACTTTGTCTTTAAGATCTTCTAAACTTTCTTTAATTTTTTCTATATCTTTCATAGCATAATTAATGTTGACGTTATTATTTCTCATCGTCTCCATCTCTTTTTGTATATTTTCAACTTGCGATGCTATGTGTTCTAGCAGCATAAATTGTTCTTGATCGGTTGGTAATTGCTCGGATTTTTTTAAGAGATCAGCTTGGAAAAGCTCTCTGCTAGTTTCAAGTGAACCAATACGATTTTCTAATTCAAAAAAACTTACTGTTGCTATGACCGCGCCAGCTACGATTGCGATTAAATTCTTAGCTGGTAATTGTATGCCGGTGTTCTCTGAAAGTTTAAGTGACTTCATCTTCCGCCTCTATTTCTTTTTTTCCATGTTCTTTTCTTATGCTTGTTCATGCTAGAAAATTTAGGTTTCTTTCGCGTTGTTAGGCTAGTTCTTTTTGGGATCCGTTCATGCGGAAGTTTATTTTTATCAAACTTAATCCGAGCCATCTTTTAATTTCTTAGACTTAGGATCTATTTTATGTGGTTCAATTTTTTCTATTAATTTATATTTATAAACAAAGTCTCCAGCTTTCTTGCCATTCCATTGAAAATGTAAATGCTTTGGAGGATCTAAATATCTTTCTAATAATAATGGATCAAAATCTGAATGAGTGACAGCCATTACTTTTTCTTTAATTTATTCATAGTAGTCACACCAAAGCTCGCACCTACTATTGTTAAAATAATTATCCAAAAGTAAGGATCTGCTTTTCCAAGAATATCCCAGCCTTTATCCATAGCTGGCTGAAATGCTGGAATGAAATGCGCAGCCATGAGCAGCGTAAAAAATAAACATAACCACTCATCTTTTAATGAGTGTTCTTGTTGCTTAACTTGTTCAAGTTGCACCTCTACTTTTTTGACATCTAAATTATTAGCTGCCTCAAGTTCTTTAGCTTTAATTATTTTATCTTTCTGCAGCTTATGGTTTATTGCACCCATAGTCTTTTCAGCTGCGTATTTAAAAATTGGATTTTTTAAGAAACCTAAGAATTGGATCATAAATTACTACTCGCCATTTCTGCTGCTACTTCAGCACATCTTCCCGGAGTTTGTTTATGCCAGACACTATCAAGTATTTGTGCCGAAGCTTCTTGTATGTCTCCTTCAAATAAAGCTTTCCACATCTTTTTAAATTTAGAAGTTCTAGGTTTACCAAGTTGATACACCATCTGAATGATGCAACACTTTTGTATAAAGTTTAAATTTATATCTCCTATAAGTTCTTCAGCGCCTTTGACAGCAATGTTAAAGTCTTTGTCAAAATAATCTTCAGCAACTTCAATAGGATAATGCTCACCTTCAACAAGATCATCGGTAGGTAAAACCATATGACCATAGCCGAAAGTTGGAATGGATAAGCTATCAAGATAAATATGGTCTCGGTAACCTTCGTGTTTTTTAATTTTATTTTTAAGTTCTGTGTAGTCTGCCATAGTTCCTCTAGTTTGTTGTGGGTCAAAATTAAAAATTTTAACACCGAGTTTTCTTTGCTCAGCTGTTCGACTTCTGTTAATCTTTGATCCGTTGGATCTGAAGTTTCTTGTCTTAACATCATAAGCTTGATACTCCCCTGTAACTAAATCTAAAACCAATAGATCTATGGGTCCCCTACCACCAATAGGCGTGAATACTATTTTGTTTGGATCTTTAGCGAAGTGAGCTGCTGCTAACAATTCAGTTTCTAAACCTTTAGCAGCTGTATTTCTATTTCGTAAAGTAGTAGACGATTGAGCCAAGTAAACCTCCAACTAATATTATAATAGCTGCGGCTCCCTTACCTCTCGCCATATCCTCTTTAAGAGATCGAATATCTTTTCGCATTTCATCTATACTTTTAAACAAAGTTTTCATTCGCTCAGCACAGACTTTTTCGTGATAAGATATTCTAATAGCGTTTTCGTTTGACGTTGTTGTTTTTCTTTTTCTAGGCATTGGTACCCTTCACATAAGTACAGTTAAACTTAACAACAATTTCGTTTTTGTTAATTTCAGATCTGCCTATTTGTTTTGTTTTATTTATTGCTTCTTCATAACCCGATATTAAACAATCGTAATAACTATCGTGTTTTGAAAATGGAAAAGGATCTAAGCAACCACCATGAATGCTTGAACACAATATCATAGTTAGCAGCACGTTCATAATTGATCAGATCCTAAAAAAATTTTTTTTCTAGGCATATTTATCTTGCTAATAAAAATAATGATATTGGTGGAGATGAAGTTAAATTTCTTGAACCCCCAGTTAAATCATTCATTGGTGAACCACCGTGATAACCTACACCGTTAGCATTAGAAAATCTTACTCCATAAGGTACATCTCCAGTTGTTTCCGTTCCGTCATTGTTAATAGAATTATCTTCAAAGATTGATAATATTTGGTTTCCACCCTCGTGACCATTTGTTTGGAAATCTCTCCAATTAGAACTTGCTGAACTAGGATAATCTGTACTTGGATTAGCTGAACTTAAATTCCATAAAATTGCACCTCTACCTGATATTCCTGCATTATTATTTGTAAATATATCACTAACAACACTTCTACTTGATGTACTCATTCTAAATAAATTACCTCTTGCATTTGTTAAACTTAAAGCACCAGTGGCTTGTTGAGGTATCATAATCATACCTAATACATCTGTATTATGGGTACTATCTAATAAATAAGCTATATCAGTAGTCGATAAATGGAAAGTTGATGTTCCATTTCCTACTGTTCCAACTGCACTATTTGTATTAATACTTCCTTGTGCTCCAGTGCTTTGATACCTAGCACCAACTGTAGCATAAGCATAACCATTGTATTTATAGAAATATAACTGTGTAGTCGTACTTGCACTATCTTTAATATAATAAGTACCTGCACTATAAGGGTCAGCATCAGATATTTTAACAAATGCTCTAGAACTAGTAGAACCATTAAGTTCTTTTTGAATTGTTATAGAGAAACTTCTGTCTGCTGTAGCACTTTCATTATCTGTTGCTCTAATAGTAAAACTAATTGTAGTGTCAGAAGTTACATCATTTGGTGTTCCTGTGATTGCACCTGTAGATGTGTTTAAAGTTAATCCTGCACCACTTAAAACATTAGATGTAGTTTCAGAATAAGTTATTGAACCACCATCAGGGTCAGTAGCAACGACACTAAAAGTAGATGCTGTTCTATCTCCAAGATTTCCTAATGAGCCACTTGCTGTAGTCCAAGTAGGAGAAGCCGAAAGTTGTAAAGCATCAGTTAAACTAGCTGATAAATTACTAGGATTATTTACTTTTACATCAAAAGGTTGTTGAGCAATATTTACTGAAGTAGGAACTGTTGCTGTAAGTGTAGTTGCATTTGTAAATGTAACGCTTGTAGAATTTACTGCAACACCATTACTGTCTATAAAAGTAACTGTTGCACCACTTTGAAAATTGTTTCCAGTTATTGTTATATCTTGTGGTAAAGCATTGGTATCAGTATCAATACTTGTTGGAGATATAGAAGTAACTGTTGGTGTACCCTCTATAGCTGTAAAAGAAGTACCATTATAATATTCAGCTAATCCAGTTGTAGAATTAAATCTAATTTGACCAGTTGTAGATCCACGTTGCGCTGTTGATCCAGACGCAACTTTAGTTCCTTCAGTACCAGTATCGACTATATTTTCAAATTTAAAGTCAGCTATATCGCGAGCTTTTGTCACTTTATCTCCTAAGTTATTATTTATTATTCAGATGGCGTGTAACCAGTTAATGCAGTTGCTTCAGCTTGTGTTAATCCTAAGTCTAAAAGTTTTTGATTACCTGATACTTTTGATGCGTTTTCTGAATTTTGTAGTTCAGTTATTTTTGCATCAATGTCAGCGTCAGAGATAGGCGTAGTATTTTCTAACCACTCTATATTTCTTTCACTACCTTCAGATACTTTAACTTTTGCATTTGGATTAATTGCTAATATAGCATCTATTGTTTTTATCATAATTATATCTCCTATTGTTGTTAAATATCTAATTCAAATAGTTCTAATATTCCTTTTCTTTCGCTAAAATTAAAACCACCTGAACCAGCACCACTACCACTATCAGTTATCGTAAATGTTATTGAAAGTTGATTTAGTGATGTTGTTGTATATAAATAATTAAATTGTATATCTGTTTGGTCTGCGCTTGGATAAGCTGAATTAGTATGCGATTTACTATCAACTGTAGTTCCATCAATGTTCAATTTTAAAGTTCCAGCACCATAAGTGTACCACCTAATACTATTTGTCTTGATTAAAATTTTTGAACCAACTTTAGTAGGTGTAATAGTATTATCTAATGTGTTGCTAAATCCATTGTTGGTAAAGTTACCACTTTGAGTTCTATTTGAGTTATCTTCTGAAAATTTATATTGTAATAATACACCACCCCCAGCTTCACCCCAACTAGGATTAGCACCAGCTCCTCCAGTAAGCAACGCTTGACCAGAAGTACCCGCAGCTAGTCTTTGTAATCCAGAACCATCACGATATAAGATGTCTCCTTGAGTTGTTAATGTTGATGTTAGATCTGTTCCGTTTGTACCAGCTTGAGACATTTGATCCCAATAAGCAGTAACAGTTGGCAAGTTTCCTGTACTAGCTTGAATGCAAATGTATGACGATCCATTGTAAGATACAACGTCATCGATTGCATAAGCTGTCGCAGCATTATAAGTTCCTTGCCAGTTAAACTTAATTTTGCCTATAGTTATTGTAGCCATTTTTTCTCCTTGTTATATTGTAGCTATAAGATCGCCATTGCTTAGTGAAAATGTAAAACCACTTGCACTAAATAAAACATCATCGAAGTTGGCGTATTGACTTGCGGTGATGTTATCTTGACCCTGATTGGTCGTGATATATCTAACTGTATTATTAGCTGGAACCGAAGTGTTCGCTGTGCCGCCCATATTACTATGACTTGTGCAGTAGTAATAAAGTTGAGGAGCGCCGCTCGGAACAACGTAAGTTAGTGTGTTTGCTCCAGTATCTCTTGTAACTCCAGTTGTATATTCAGATCCTCCGCCGTGCGTTCCGTTTGCTGTAGTAGATAAAGCAAAAGGATGAGCTGATGGGTAACTGAATATGTAAGTGTTTCCTTCTAATAAATTTAATGTATCTTGTTGAACACCATCTATAAAATATTTATTTGCGCCGCCAACATTTTGAACAGTTACAGCTATATTTAAAGTAGATGGATCGTAATAATTTTCAAATCCATAAACCTCTGCTGAGCTAGCATTTGCATATTCTAAAGCATTTCCAGCAGAATTAACAACTAAAGCTTGACCAGCGGAACCTAAACTTGACAAACCAGTACCACCTCTAGCTATCGCTACTGTGTCTGAAGTAATTGCTGTTGCACTAAACGAAGCAATTTGAAATGTTCCAAACGATACGACACTTAAAATATCTCCAGCACTTGCCGGTGAAGTTAATGTAATTGTAGAGCCGTCTGTTGCTGTGTAGTCAGAGCCATTTATAATACGAACGCCATTCAAATAAGTATCTAAGAAATTAGGATCGTATGCGAGAGCTACCGCGTTGTCGTCATTGCCACTAAAAACTGTCTGCCCAGTTGTAGCCGTGAATTTATTACGCTGGCTAGTTCCGTTAACGCTGCTCCCCGCGTTGGCGAACGATGAACCATCGTAAACTTTCATTATGTCGTTAGTAGTATCAAACCAAAGAGTTCCTTCTGGCACGCCAGTTGGTGCATTAGCAGATATTTTATATGTGTTGCCGAAAGAATTTACTGAAGTTAAATTATTTGCAACAGCTGTTACGTCAGCATGTGCAGAAGCTAAATTTCCTAAATTTGTTATCCCAGCAAGAGTATTTATGTTTGCACTATTATTGTTTACAGCATTAATATTCGTTTCGTTAGAATTTACAGCTGAGATTGCAGCAGTTATAGATCCTAAACTTGTAATATCGTTTCTTATTCCGTAAAGACCAGAAATTTCAGTATTTAATCCGGCAAGTGTTCCAATGTTATTTGTTGGAGAAATTTGACCAGCAACATTATTTATATTAGTCAAATTATTTACAGCTGCATCAATATTAGTTTGTTGAGAAGCAGTTGGTATTAATTGTTTCCATTGAGTATTACCAAGATCGTAAACTTTCATTACGTTGTTGGTAGTATCAAAATATAATGAGCCGTCTGTTAAAGAGTTTCCATCATTATCAACGCTTGGATCAGATGCTTTAGCTCCTAAAAAATCATCATCGAAAGTATCTAATGCTGCTTCAGCAGCGGCTTGAGCTGTTTGTGCTGCAACTTTAGCAGTATCGGCTTGCGTTGCCGAAGCTGCTGCGGCTGTAGCTGAGTTAGCAGCATTTGTAGCTGAGACAGCAACTCCAGATCCATCAATCGTAGCGTCTAAAGAATTTCCGTCTGCTGAAAATCCTAAAAGTTTACCAGCTCTTGCAGTAGCATCGTCAGTAATTTGTGAATTATTGATTGGAGCTGTTCTTGATACTTTTAAAGATCTATCAATTTCTTCTTGTAACTCTTGAGTTAATAAAGTTAATTTATCTAAAGCTCCTTCGTGTGTGTCAGCTGGAAAAGGATCGTTAGCTAAATAATCTACTTCTTGAGTTTGATTTGTGTCTCTAATTAATACAATAGACACACCACTAGCCGGAGCAGACGTGAAGGTTACTGTGCCTCCCGTTCCCGTGTCATTTATCGTATAATCAGAATTTAATGTTTGTACTGTTTCGACACCAGCGCTACTTCTTAAAATTACTTTTAATTCCGATGAGCTATGTATCGGAAACGTATAAGTAAATTGAGTAGTAGAATTATCGCCAGCGTACGAATTTCGTACTACTGTACTTGATACTGTCATAATAATTTTTTTGAAATTTTTATAGACGCTATACGCCCACTATATTTCCCTCTATATTAAAGTTTGTCTATGTTGTCTATTGAATTTTTTATGGTTTTAAATAAAAACTTGAGCCTTGAGTTTGCTCTTGTTTCCTTCTTACACGCCTAAAATACCCCGGATCTAGCATTTCTTTTAGTTGATAACCAATGAGGT